CGTAACTAGAGTTCCAGCTGAGCTTCTCTTCCTTGATGATACGGCGGATGGCTGCGCGCAGCTTGGATTCGTCTGACTTCATAGGTCTAAGTATGCCACGCAGCGAAAACTGAAAAGGCTCCGTGAGGAGCCTTGACAGATTCAGAATCGTAGGGAGATTACGTGCCGCTGATCGTGAAAGATCCTGTGCTAGTCATGATCATCCACGTCGATCCATTTGAGATTGCAGACATCGTTGAAGACGCTGACATCGTGAGCTTGGATCCGTCGCCCTTTGCGCTGCCGGTCTCGTTCATCGGCAAGCAGAAAAGAGCCTTTCCTGCAGTCGTTGAACCAGTGAGCTGCCAGGGATAACCGTTTGACGTTGTCGTATCAACGACGGTCAAGAAGGCGCCCGGGTAAGCTGCTGGGGTTGGGACTGAACCGGTGAAGAAGCCCGAAGGTCCCGAACCAGTTGCCTGAAGGTAGAAGAAGCCTGCGCCCGGAAGAGCAACAGATCCGCTATTGGCGAGAGTCGTCGCCGTTGGAATGCAGCCTGCAGGTGCAGTGAGCACGCCTTCGATCACCAAGTTCGGGCTACCGTCGTCAACAAATCCCTGCGCGTCTGTAATTCTCGCCATGTTCTCTTCCCCCGTTGATTCGTCTCTTAAGTAAGCACGTCGATGCCAGATTTACGAAAATTGTGAGTTTACTTTCGGACGATCCAGGACTTGTGGAACATCTCATTTGTGAAGTCGACAGTGGACAGCTTGTCTGCCATGAAGTCCGTGAGAGCTTGCTGGATGCCGAAGAGATGAGCCTCCGGGAGCGTTGGATCAACCTCCCAGTCGTGGCCTGATAGGATGCCGCCCGGCTTGATCTTCTTGTAGTACAGAGAGATGTCACGCAATGCCGCATCGTAGGAGTGGTCTCCGTCGATGTAGGCCCAATCGACTGACCCATCCTCGAATTCCTCGACGGCTGCATCCGACTTCGTCCTCATGAAGTGGACGTTCTCTCTCCCCTCGAACCTCTTTCTGGCTCTTCCGTATGCGCTGTCGACGCTGCAAAAGTCATCTGCAGAATACCGCGAGTAGTAGAAGTCGGTGTCGGATGAGTCCCAGTTGTCGACCAAGTAGATCTCGGCTGACGGAAAGGCCTCTAGACAAATGCTCGAATAAGCGCCTTCGTAGACACCCACCTCGATCATCTTGATGTCTGAGCGACCTTCGAAGACGTTGTCCCGAAGGTACTGTGGAAGTTGTTCTCTGCGAAACGGCAAGATGCTCATGAGTGTAACTATGGAGAGGCTTAAATGGAGAAAGCCTCCTTGCGGAGGCTCTCCCGTTTCTCAACCTGCTAGGGTCAAATGACCTGCATGTCGAGGATCGTCACGGTGCCGTAGAAGTCCGAGCGGACCGTCTTCTTGCCGTAACGCGTCATCACGCCCTTGCGGGGTGTGAAGTCTTCCGGTGCGAAGATCGTCGGCGTCACGATGAGGGGGACGTACGGTGCGTACACGTAGCCGGTCTCGAGGTAGCTTCCGCCCTTGTAGCCGACCAGGATTCGGTTGCGCGGGAAGTAGGGGTCCTTGTAGACCGTGAAGCGGTTCGACACGGTGCCGATTGCCTCTGCGCCGATCGTGAAGGGCGAGCCGACCTGGCCTTCGCCGTCCATGCTGAACTTCGGCTTGTAGAGCACGGAGCTCTCGAGCACGGTGCAGACGTCCGGTCCAGTGACCATGAAGTTGGCCGATCCGCGCAAGGTCTTGCGGTGGATCTCGTTTGCCACGTCGATGAGGGTCTCGATCAGGGTCTCGTACCACTCACGGACAGTGCCCGTGAACTGCGGTCCGATCTGAAGCGAGTCGGCAAGGGCCTGGCGGGCTCCCGTGCGCTTGTTGACGAAGCGACCCGGCGAGCGGCTCCAGTAGAAGTTCGCGCCGTTGGCCTGCGTGAGCAGGTCGTTGAGGATCTCTCTGTCGATCTCGAGAGCGATCTGCTCCGAGAGGATGGACGTCAGCTCGACCTCAGCGTCCGTGCTGTGGTAGGCGTTGAGGTCCTGCGCCATTTCCGGGCTCCACTTCGCGCGGAGCTTGCGGGTCTCGGCGACGATCGAGATGGACTCGATCTTGATCTCGATCTCCGGGATGACCGGCGACGGGGTTGCACCGAAGTCGGACTCGAAGGAGGGGATCGTCACGGTTGCGCCGCTGTTGGAGTCAACCGAGAGGCCGGTGGACACCGAGAACGTCACCTTGACTGAGCTTGCCGAAGCAGAGAGCACCGAAGCGTTCGCTCCCTTGACGAGCATGAGGGCGTGCGTTCCGTTCAGCGCGTTGGGCGTGAAGGTCGTGCCGTCCCAGTTTCCGCGCTGGTTGAGGCGACGGAGGTTCAGGATTCCAGTTCCACCCTGGTAGGTCTCGCCCCAAGCCGTTCCCGGTCCAGCGACGCCGGCGTGAACTGCGAGCTGGTTGACAGCAAGCTTGTCCATTGCGCCGAAAGGAGCAGACGAGATGTCGAGGATGGCGAATGCCGCGTCGAGCTGGTTGGCTGCGAGATCGTTCTCCACCTGCGTGTCGAACTGAGCGAAGCGAGCGTTCGTGCCGCTGAAGTCCGTCTGAGCGGCAAGGAGGCCATTGGTGACGAACGTATCAGCGTTTGCACCCTTCCAGGCGCCGAAAGCTGCGAACGACAGGGTGAGTGCCGAGCCGGTGACGCGGGAGTAGCCCGTGTTCACGAGGTCGTACATACCGCCCGTGGCGAGAGACGATGACTGGATGCCCTTGCCTGTCGGGTTGTTGTAGAGCGACTGTCCGCGGGTGTAGGTCGACGAGGTCGAGCCGTCCGTGGGCTGTCCGACGTTTCCGCCGTAGGTGTAGTCGAGGTAGAAGATGAGGCCTGCCGGGAGGCTCATCGGCTGGATCGACACGAGCTCGTTGGCCACGAGGCCTCCGAACACGCGACGGACGATCGGGAAGGCAACGTTGCTGAAGCCCTGGATCTGTCCGCTGCCGACCATGTTGCCACCGCCGGTCGAGAGGACGTTCGCTTCGCGAAGAAGCTGAGCCGTCTGGTTCTCGAGGAGCTGCGACATCATCTCGCGCTTCTGGCCGTCGAGTCCGCGAAGCAGGCCGGTGCGGCTCCACTTCTCGGTCAGTCGTGCGCGCTCGGCGCCGACGTGCTTGTCACGAATGCCCTGAGCAAGCTGCTCGAGGCTGAAAAACTTGTTGGATGCCATGATCATTACTCCTGAGTCGGTTTGTAGTTGGTTGGGGGTTCACATCACTTGATGATGCCCGCCAGACGCGCCCAACGGTCGGCTTCGAAGCCCTCGTTGAGATTGGTCGTAGCGGCGGGACGCGATGCGCGAGACGACGAGCCCATCAGAGCGCGGTCGCTGCCTTCCGACAGCTTCTTGGTTCCCTGGAGGGTCTTGACGAGTGACTCGTACACCAGCTTCACTTCGCGATCGTTCTTCGCCTCGTCGAGTCTCTCGATCATCTCCGCCTTCTGGCGCTTGGTGAGGGACTCGAGCTGGAGAAGCTTGTTCGCGTAGATCAGCTTCGCGTTGAACAGACTTGATTCTGCCAACTTCGTGCGGAGGTTCTTGGTCTCTGCCGCCGACCCTGTGGAGCTGCCATTCTGGCTGGGCTTGTTGCGAGCACCTTCTGCGAGGCGCTTCTTCATGGAGTTCACACGAGCCACAGACTCATTGAACTTGCGTGCCTGAACTTCGTAGATGCCCATGAGGCCACGCTTCTTGGCGGCCATCGCGCGGGCGCGCGCCTCGGTCTGGAGCTTCTTCTCAGCTTCCAGGCGGCGACGGAATGCCTCGGGCATTCTGTTCTGCTTGTTGGTCTGCTCGTCGTCGTTCGAGCCGTCCGTGGCCTGAGTCATGTCTTCCTCGTCGAGCTCGTCGACGGGAGCGTCCATCTCGTCCATCGGGGGCTTCGAGCCATCCTCGTCCTCAGACTCGGTGGTGACCTCGCCGTGCTCGAAGGGATCCCCTTCGTCCTTCTCTTCCCAGCCCTTGGCGACGTCGCCCGGGCCGTGGCCCCAAGCACCCGGCTTGGCGCCTTCGAAGGATGCCTCACGAAGGTTCTTCATGCGGCTGATCTCTCTGCGAAGCATTGATTCACTGATCTCGACGATCGTGTCGTCGCTCAGGCGGCGTGACTCCATTTTGTCTTCTCCTTCGTCATCATCTCCACCGAGGTCCAGCTCATCGCCGCCCTCATCGCCGCCGAGGTCGAGATCATCTCCACCTTCGCCGCCTTCGTCTCCACCGAGGTCGAGCTCGTCGCCGTCCTCGTCGCCCGCGGGAGCCTCGATCTCGATGTTGAGACCTTCCAGCGAGTCCTCGATGTCATCCGGGAGGCCATCGATGGTGAAGGTAAGTTTACCTTCGCTGAGCTTGTTCTTACCGGTCTTGGTCATTTTCTGCTCCGTGAGCTTCTTGAGAGTCTGAAAGCAACGCTCTAGGGCGTCTTCGTAGTGCTTCTTCTGTGAGGAAGAAGACAGATTCTCCTGAAGGTACGCATACGTATTCTCGACTTTTGAAATAGTCGTCTTGAGCACGGTAGCGTAACTTGAGGTTTCCTTGATCAGCCTGTGCGCAGAAGCAAGACGCCTCGTCTCTTCCACGATTTTCTTGGTCTTCGACGCGAAGGGTGCCTCCGTCTTGCTGACATTTGCGAGAACTGCGCCGAGGGCGACAGCTGACTCGTAACTCAGCTCGTAGACTTCATCATCCTCATCGCCATCGAGATCGTCGACGAGAGGCTCGCCCTCGAGGGGAAGTTCTGCACTTACTGCAGGCGTGCACGTTCCGTCGACTGTGAGCGCTCCGAGATCCAGGACGGCTGCGCCGCTAGGATCTGTGGAGATCGCTCCGCCGATTGCGGGAGTCATTCCTGCAGCAGTGGGAGTCACCGGCTGGACGTTTGCGTTCATGCCAGGGTTGCTGCCCAGGGGAGTCGTCTCGGGAACTGCGTCTCCCGGCATTCCTGCCGAGATGGAAGTCCCAGGAAGGGGAGCTGCGCTGGCAATGGGTGAGGGAGATGTCGAGGCCGTGTCGGTTCCTGGAAGTCCCGTCTCGTCGTCGAACATGAGATCGTCCTCATCATCGTCCCCGTCGGGACCGGGCTCCCTAAGGAGCTCATTCTCGATCAGGTCCTTGATTCGGGGCTTGACTGCTTCGAAGACTGCCCTCAAGGCGCTGTCTTCCGCGACCTCGCGCAGCTTCTTGACATCAGCCAGAGCCTCTTCGTAGAGTTGTTTCGTCATCTCATCTTCCTGTTGTGTTGAGAGCCTTCAGCTCAGGACTTCTTCGACTGACCAGCGACAAGTTCATTTCCGACCGACGTCTTGGCGATGTCAGCAGACGTGAGCGAGGGCGCCAGAGTGCTGCCACCTGTGTTGCCGGGCGTTCCGTCACCGTGGAAGACGGGGATGGTCGCAGGAACGAACAGAGGCTTGATGTCAGTGGTCGGGATCTCCTTGCCAGTGATAGGAACGACGTTCGTGATGGGAGTTCCACCATTGACATCGACCTCAGAGGCGAGCGATCCAGGAGAAAAGAGGTTGGGAACGTACGGATTCGTCGGGTCACCAAGCTTCTTGGCCACGGACACGTCCGCCAGATTGGGTGCTCGACCATACTGAAAGTCTGTTGCCAGCATGCCTGGGAAGGTCATCTGAACATCAGCATTTGCAGCAGTCGCGGCGAGCTCAGTCTGGTAGGTCTTGACTGCCTCTGCAGCAGCCTTAGCCGAGTCAGTCGGGTACTCGCTGCCGTAGAAGACGCCGCCCTTGTCCTTTGAGGGTCCGTTGAACAGGTCCCAGAGGTTTCTGTTGCGCGTCGATGCCTTCGCAACGTACGTCGTGTATCTACCGCTTCCAGGCTTTCCCATGACTTTCTACCTCACACCCTCTTCGCGAGCTTCTTCTTGATCTCTTGGATCTGACTGAAGCGGCGACGGATTCGCGACTCCTCGACCTTGAGTGCCTTGTAGTAATTGATGTGCTTCGCGGCGACCTTGTCGTCACCCAGCTCATCCGCCTCGACCTCTTCGGTGTCCTTGGCTCGGTCCTCAGGCTCTTCGGGCTTGCCGAACTTGCCGACTTCTTCTTCGATGATCTTGCGGAGCAGTCTGCTGGTGAGCTTCATGTCTTTTCCTCGCTATGACTCAGGATTAAGTATCAGGGTCGAGATTTTATTCTCGACTCTTTGGGGGAGAACCCATAAAAGCCAGGTCTGCCCACTTGGATGCCATCTCTTCCCCGAAGATTTGCTCGGGTTCGACCGAGTCTACGAACCGGGAAACAGGGTCTTGTGCTAGAGACGGCCGGTCGCCATTGATCATGTTGGGAAGCGTGGTCGTCGCCGTGTGGGCAAAGATCTCTTCCATTACACGATTACCGCCAGCCTGCTGTTTGATGATCTCTCTTGCCTGGGGCGTGAGGCCCGGGGTCGGCTTGGGACGAGAAGCTGCCTGAGCTTC